GTCTGTGGCGGGCTCGCGTAATTCGTTCGTAAAGTAAAGCGTGGTGCGACCAAACTCATCGGCATAGCAGTCTTGCCTAATCTCAAGCAGCTGCTCGCCAATCACACAGCGGTCCATTGCACTTGCAACCAAAAGGTTGGGTACAAACCCATCGGCGTTTAACATCATGCCGTACTGGCCAGCGCCATTTACTCTAGGAACGCCTGCCCACAATCCGCTTTGTTGGTTAAAGGTTGTGTCGTACAAACGCGTTTTATTAACAGGGCCGCGCAAGTGAGCTAAGTGCGCCTTCAGCACCTTGCATTCTTCAAATGTCAGCACTGAAAACTTGTAAGAAACAATCCATCGTTCGCCTGGGTTCTCGACAATATGCTCAAATCCATTAAATGAACTTCTGTTCATCTTGGTGTTGAACTGAGGAACGAACAGGCAACGGCTAACGGGAAGTTCAGGGAAATCAAAAATCTCATTCATGCGGCCATCGTCCCACTTAAGCTTTGCGATAATTCGCCACCACTAGAAAAGTCTTCTCGCAGCTGGGCTTGCCACTGCAGCTGCGCCATTTCCACGCTCTCGCGTATTTTTTCTTCCATGCCTGGTACCGCATTTGTTGCGTCTATGTTGAATGTCGCTTGAAAGGTTGTATTGCCTTGGCTGCCTTGTTTCATGCCTCGCGCTGCATCGACCATGTGCCCAAAGTTGTCCGCTTGAGCGGGGTTAAGAACCATCTCGTCTTTGCGAAGTAGCCATGTCCCTTCGTGAGAAGCGGGAACGCGGCCAATACCATCGTGAGCCATACCTAGAATACTCACAGCTGCACCAGCGGCTGCAGACATGCCTGCCATAGCGGGCGCTGAGTTCGAGCCGAATGATGCAAGAGACGCAGCGGCGGCGGCTGGCGCATAGGCTGCAGCCATAGATGCCCCAGTTGCTGTCGCCGTAGCTATATTGGATGCAGCCCCCATTTTTTGTATGCCTTGCTCAATCGCAAAAAGCGCGAGCTTTTTGACGCCCAGTTCGACCAGACCTGACACCAGAGACTGAAGAGCACCTTTGGCAATGCTCTTCATAGCATCGCCAAAGCTTTGTTGCTCAAACAGCGCCGTCGCAGTTGCGTCGCCAATACCCGATGCGAAACGGTCAAAAGTATTGCCCCACATGGCATCAAAGTTTTCTGTTGTCCGCTCAATATGACCTTGCATCTTTTCCCAAAACGATTGATTGGTTTGGGACATATCGAGCTGAAACTGCTCTTGAAGAAGTCGTTCGTTCTCCTGCTGGTTGCGCTTTATCTCCAACGTCTTGTCAGCTTTTTCCTGCTCAAGCTGAGCAATAAGCTCTTTGTTACCTGTCGCTTTTTGGATTTCACTGTCGTAAAACTCGGTGATTTGCTCTTTAAGGCGGGTGTACTGCTCATTCATGGCGTCTTCAGTTCGCCACATTGATTCGTAGATCGCGGCCTCTTCGGCAGTCAGATTGCCAGCCAGCACTTGTTGCTTCACTTGCAATTGACGGCTGTAGTTGTCCGTATCCTTTTCATATGCGGCAATTGAATCTTCTAATCGCTTGACGCCTTCAGAACGTGATTTGGCGGTAAGGCGCTCTTCTTGTTTAGCCGCGTCATCAACACTCAATAACTTTTCTTTGAGTGATTGCGTCTCTACCAAGTCGTTCTTAAGCGCCTCAATCTCTGTAGAGATACTTCCCAGGGCGTTAGAATTACTTACTGCTTGGCTGATACCTGAAAACTGATTGGTTGCAGGTGCTGCGTTTCTATTGGCTGCAGCCTGTCTTTCTTGCTCATCTGAATATGCTTTTTGAAGAGCAAGCAGTTTTTCTTTTTGCTGCGTCTCTTTAACATTCAGTTTGTCTATTTCGCCTTGACGCTGAACTTTATTAAGCTCCTTAAAACGACTCACGAGCGTTGCTACTTTCTCGCTATGCTCGCTAGTCGCTACTTGTGCGTCATCTTGCTTGCTGGTGTAGTAAAGAAGAGCAGCGCCTGCAGTTATTGCTATACCAGCAGGCCCACCTAGCAAAACTAAAGCGCTGTTGAGACGTCTCATACTTAGCGCTAACGCATTAGTGGCGATGGTGGAAGCTGTCGCTCTGCTAGCTTGAACCCCTAATGAGGCACTAAGGCCAGTAACTGCAGGGGTTGCTATGAGTGCTTGCCTAATGAGTACACCCTTTGCAATCGCGGCGCTAGTGAGTGCTCCTGCGTAGCGGCCTCCGACAACAATTGAGGCCGCAACAAGGATATCTGCGACGGTTTCTATGTTGTTTCCGAGTGTAGTAATTGCAGCGGCGTAATTTTCAGAAACGCCAAGCGCCTCGTCTTGCTCGCCGATAAACGCGATAAGGTTATTTTTGGCTACCGTTAAACTTTGCTCAATTGTGGCTGTGGCTTTTGAAAATCGGGCATCAATTTCATCCGCAGCAGATGCTAAAGATTCAACGACAACACGAGCAGTAATTTGCCCCTCAGCAGCCATTTCCCGAAGCTCACCTTTTGTCACTTTCAGATACTTTGCAACAGCATTGAGTATTTCAGGGGCTTGCTCAGCAACTGAGTTAAACTCGTCGCCTCGTAACGTTCCCGAAGCTAAGCCTTGGCTCAACTGGACGATAGCCGCGTTTGCAGCTGCAGCCTCAGTCCCGCTAAGTGCAAAAGACTGATTAACCGTTTTTACTATGTCTACAAGCTCTTGGTCGGTTTCAACCAATGAACGCGCGTTGCGCTGTAAAGTGGCATACAAATCAACGGACGATGCGAACTCAGTTCTGGTTTCGTTGGCAACCTGTAGTAGCGCTTTCTGTGCTACTTCTAGCGCCTCTGTGCTTTCAGAAACGTCTCGCAGCTTATTCTCTATAAGCGTTGCCTGGTCTGCGTAGTTTGATATATCTCGAAGAGCAAATGCGCCCGCTAACGATGCTCCAAACCCAAGGGTCGTTGTCTTGATGCTTGATATAGAGCGTTCAACAGAATCGATTTGTGAGGACGCACGTGATGCTTGGCGGCCAGCTTGTTCGGTTTCATTGCCAAACTTCTCAATCTCGTCTCGCGATTTCTTTACACCGCGCACAAGTCCATCGTTGTCTGCTTTAAGTCTTAAGCCAACTTCGATATCACTCATTGGGATGCTGCCTTATCGTTGAGTTCGTTTGAAATAAATGTCGCTAGCTTTCTCAGCAGAACATACTCTTTGGGTGAAAATTGTCTTTCAGACATTTGCGCGTCAGCTTGAACCGCGCTGACATCTAACCCTTGATATCTTCCACCCCAAAACTTGAGTAGGTGTCTTACTTCGCTAAACCAGGCAATGACTGGCATGTTTTCACGAAATATTTCAAAGTCTGAGTGGTGTGACATCGCATCAATTTGCTTTTTGATGTATTCAGGCTTTGCGCCCAGCGCTTTGAGTTGCTCACGTAACTCGGTAACTTCATCTTTCTTGGGGCCGTGCCCATTCACCCAATAATGGGCTGCCCCCTCTAGTTTTTTTCTAAATGCCCTGTTGCTGCTTCATGGTAGGCTCTGATGTAACCAGCTCGGACATAGCCAAAACTCTTAAATAGTCGCTTTTTATTCTCTTCAGTTGAGGGAACGATGGTGCCGTCTTCGAACTTAACGTCGCGCCCTAAGTCTTTAACCACGTGACAGAGAAAATCGACATCCGGTTTTGTCTTCCACGTTTCATATTCCTCAGGCTCTAAAATCTCAAAGAGTGAAGAGCACTCTCTGGCTTCGGTGGTGCCGCCATCAACGCTCTCGTGAATGGTTACTGGCCACCAAATTTCTTTTTTCTCTTTTAAAACGAACGGCATGCTTTTACCTTGAATAAGTTGCCGTCCATGGCGGTGAGTAAATCGCTGACTCCCTTACTCAGCGTTTTTATCGCCCTACGGGGCACGTTGTATTAGCGAGTAATGAGCTGGCTGTCGTTGCCACGAATAACGCGGTAACTAATATCCCAGGCCTGTTTACCTTTCACCTCTGCAGGGCTGACCGTTAAAATCTGAACCCCTGTGCTCTTTTGAGCGACAACTTGGCCCTCATTAGCGCCATGGGTAAGTTCAAACGGGATGATCACGCCAGACAGCTGTATAGCAAATGGGTCGAACGTGCTCAGCGTGGGTGTCTCAATTATCCATTTACCCTCTTCGTTCCAGTCGTTAATGAAAATTTGCTTACGCTCAGTCCCTTCATCGTATTGAACGTCTTCATTGCCGTTTAGCTCGTATTCATAGAGGTTGAGTGCTTGACCATCTAGCGTAAATGTCGTGTTGGTATTGGACATGGGCAAAGGATCTGAAAACTCGCTGAAATCTGGTTCAGGCGGTGTACCTTCCAACGTGCCCCCATAAACACCTTTAATTTCGGCGGTACCCATGAAGCGTTCATTAATTTTGCCTGCGTACGAAATACTCGCTTTACCTGCTAATAAGATGTGATACATCCCTTCCCAGTAGAAATAGATCGTACCGTCTAACTCTTCAGATGCATTTTGAATACGGTTGTGTGACACCTCAGTCGCCACTTCCGTGTTTTCATCTTTACCTGATAATTGAACCAGAGATGACCAAGCGGCAGGCGAAGATGCTGTGCCAGAACCAGCCAGCTCAAAAGGCGCTGTGATACTAATCATTTCGCTGGTATGAATGACGGGTTGCCCGCCGTTCCTGCCGTCGTCAAGGTCACGACTAACTTGTTCAGTTTCTAAAGGCTTTACGCTTAGGCCTGTGGTCAATATGGCTTTAGGCGTTGCACCTGCAGCGATATAGTCAGTGCCTGAAGTATCACTGTCTCTGCGAAGCGCGAGCAAGATGAACTTTTTCTTTTCCTTAAACCCTGGAGTGATACTCATGATTTCTTCTCCTGTGCTTTTGGCTGCGCTTTGGTTTCAATTGGGCGGTCTTCAA